AAGGCAGGATTTCCTAAAGGGAAAAAATAATGGTAGATAGAACCACAGGGCAGACAACGTTTAACTTAGATTTAAACAATCTCGTTGAAGATGCGTTTGAACGATGTGGCCAAGAGTTACGTACTGGGTATGACTTAAGAACTGCACGTCGTTCACTTAATATTATGACGGCTGAATGGGCTAATCGTGGTATTAACTTGTGGACGGTAGAACCTGGTCAAATTAATTTAGAACAAGGTCGTATTATGTATCCACTACCTGTAGACACAGTGGATCTTCTTGACATGGTGACGCGTACTGGAACAGGGCAAAACCAGCAAGACATTAATATCAATCGTATTAGTGAATCAACATACATTACGATACCTAACAAAAACGCTACAGGTCGCCCTATTCAATTATGGATTAATAGACAAAGTGGCCAAGAGAACCCTACTACAATACTTACAGCTGAAGCATTAGATGCAACAGAAACAACCATTACATTAACTTCTACTGTGGGTTTAGCACAATTCGGCTTTATTAAAGTTGATAACGAGACTATTCAGTATGGTGGTATTAGTGGTAATGACTTAACTGATTGTATTCGTGGTGCTAACAATACAACTGCGGCAACACACTTAACAGCTTCTAAAATCTATGTACAGAACTTACCTACTGTTAATGTATGGCCAGCTCCAGATCAAAGTAATTTTTATCAGTTTGTTTATTACAGACTAAGACGTATTCAAGACGCAGGAAATGGATTAAATATAGAAGATATTCCGTTTAGATTTATTCCATGCATGGTTGCGGGCCTAGCTTACTATTTAAGCCTTAAAATACCAGGCGCTGAAATGAGAATTGATATGTTAAAAGCCGCATATGAAGAAGCATTCCAATTAGCAGCTGACGAGGATAGAGAAAAGGCAAGTGTTAGGTTTGTACCTCGTGAAATGTTTTACCACGGATAATTAAATGCCTATTAAATTTGCTAGTGCCAAGAATTCGATTGCACAGTGTGACCGTTGTGGGTTTAGATTTAAGTTAAAGCAACTTAAAAGATTGGTTATAAAGACCAAAAATGTTAATATACTGGTATGCCCAGAATGTTGGGAACCAGATCAGCCGCAGTTAAGTTTAGGTCTATACCCAGTTAATGATCCGCAAGCAGTGCGTAATCCAAGACCTGATAGTCCTAGCTATTATCAATCAGGGTTAAATGGGTTACAAACGATAGAAGTTACAGGACCATTACAAAGTGAAACAGGTGTACCACTATTAGGTAGCCGAATTATACAGTGGGGTTGGAATCCTGTAGGTGGGTCAAGAGCAAATGATGCTGGATTAACGCCAAATGATCTAGTAGCAATAGGTAATGTAGGCACAGTAACAGTAACAACAACTTAAGGAGAAGTAACATGGCATATAAATCAGCAGCTGACGGTATTGCTAAACAAGGTAAAACTAAAGGTAAAAATTTAGGTAATGACGGCGCTTCAGTAGGTATATCAAAAGGCCCTAAACATGCAGGTTCTAAAGGTGGTAAAAAGAACATTGACATGAAAACTATGGGTCGTGGTATGGCTAAAATTGCAGCACAGAAAAAAGGATAATAATCATGGCAGAATATAAACAACCAACCGTAGTACCTAATGCAGATATTAGTTTTAGCCAAGACCCTAACAAGTTAAAAGCTCAAGACTTAAATCAAGGTACAGCTAGACAACGCGTAAGCGCAGGTGACCCAGGTTCTAATAAAATGAATAGACACGGCGAGATTACTATTCGTGGTTGTGGCGCAGCTACTAAAGGTACCAAAGCTAGAGGCCCGATGGCATAATAAATGAACTACGCTGAACTTGTCGCTCAAATACAGGATTACACAGAAAATACGTTTACTACAACGGATATAAACACGTTTATAACCCAAGCAGAACAACGTATTTACAACACGGTCCAATTACCTGCACTACGTAAAAATGTGACAGGTTCATTAAGTGCGGGTAATAAGTATTTAGCTATGCCTACAGATTGGTTAGCTACATTTAGCTTAGCTGTATTTGGTGCTGATAACGAATATAAATATCTTTTAAATAAAGATGTGAACTTTATTAGGCAATCATTCCCTGATACAGACTCAGCTTTTTATGGCGAGCCGCAATACTATGCGGTGTTTAATTCTACATCATTTATTGTTGGCCCTACACCTGATATTAATTACTCAGCAGAGCTTCATTATTTTTATTATCCAACGTCTATTACTGTTGCGGGCACTTCTTGGCTGGGTGATAACTTCAGTTCAACTCTTCTTTATGGGTCTTTATTAGAGGCTTATACATACATGAAGGGCGAAAAAGATGTACTTGATAATTACAGAGCTCGTTATGATGAAGCAATGTTATTACTCAAACAGCTTGGTGATGGTAAAGATAGACAGGATGCATACCGCTCAGGTCAAGTTAGATACCCAGTTCAATAAAGGAAACTAAATTGGCAATCGGACAAACATTAGCAACAAGCTTTAAAGTTGAAATCTTAGATGGTATACATAATTTTGGTGTGGGCGTTATTCGTGCAACTACTGCGGCGGATACATTTAAAATAGCTTTATATAGCACATTAGCTACGCTTAACTCTACAACAACAGTATATACAACACAGGATGAAGTTACAGGTACAGGCTATGTAGCAGGGGGTAACACATTAGTTATTTCTCAAGCGCCTACCTCAACGAATACTGAAACAGTGGCATGGTTAAACTTTGAAAATTCAAGTTGGGCAAATGCAACCTTTTCAGCAGACGGTGCTTTGATATATAATAGCACTCAAGGTAACAAAGCAGTAGCGGTATTAAATTTTGGAGGTACTAAAACTACAGCCAATCAAACTTTTACAGTAACATTCCCGGCGTCTACATCAAACGCTGCAATTATAAGGATCACATAAATGACAACAGTATCTTCTGTTTTTTCAGAAGCACCGCAAGTTAAAGTAAGTAATGTAAGACCGTTAGAAAAAGATTTATACAAGATGATGTGGGACATACCAGAATATAGAGCAGTAGCTCCTGGTGAACTCATAGCACAAGAATTTTTGAATCAAGCTAGACCTCCTAAAGGGGCGTCAGTATTAGACTTAGGATGTGGCACAGGACGTGGCTCTCTTAATTTAGCTTTTTTTGGTGGCTTAAATGTCACTATGGTGGACTTCGCAGATAATTGTTTAGACGAAGATATTCGACCGATGTTAGAAACACAGAAGCATGCTATGCGATTTGTAGAGGCAGACTTATCTGAACCTTTACCTGTTAAAGCGGCTTATGGATTTTGTACGGATGTGATGGAGCATATTAGACCTCATCATGTAGATAAAGTATTAGATAATTGTTTAGCTGCTTGCCAGCATGTTTTCTTTCAGATTGCTACTGAAGATGACTTAATGGGTAAAGTAGTAGGACATAAGCTTCATTTAAGTGTACACTCATACGAGTGGTGGCTAAAGAAGTTTATTGAACGAGATTGTATTATTCATTGGTCTAAAGAAGCACCTGGCTATTGCTTATTCTATGTAAGTGCATGGATGAAAGGTGAAGACGTTGTTGATAGAGGTGTTATTAATACCGACGAAGAAACTATCAAAGCAAACGTAGAATTTAACATTCAAAGGGATTTTATGCAGGTTCAACCTTACCCTACGAATGACCAAGAAGTTATGATTGTAGGTGGTGGACCAACATTGAATCAACACCTTGAAACCATTAGACAAAAGAGGGCTGATGGTGTTAAACTAATCGCAATTAATGGGGCTTATAAATGGTGCCTTGATAATGGTATTACGCCTTCTGCTATGGTTATGGTAGATGCTAGACCTTTCAATGTACGATTTACCGAACCTGTAGTAGATCATTGTAAGTATTTTATTGCTTCTCAATGTGATCCTACGGTGTTTGATGGGCTTCCAAAAGACAGAACTTATATATGGCATACAAGCGCGGAATTGCTAAATGACATATTAGCTAAGCATTATAAAACATGGTATCCGGTTCCAGGAGGATCAACGGTTCTTTTAAGATCAATACCATTATTT